GCAAAACTACCTGCGGCCTGTTCCATTATTGGGCCTAATGCTTCATTAAATAACACCGTGGTTTCTATCATGTCATACATGCTATCAGTTATCATACTAGCAGATTGCGTTGCACTTAATGCGGTTGCAGCCAGCGGTGCGGCTATTTTAGCAAATACCGTCTGTAGACCAGTGATGTTTTTTAATTTTTTATCTGTTTTTTTACCATCCTCACCTAATGCCATCATTTTCTCGCTTGCGTTTTCAATATTATTTGCAAGCGTTATAAATGATTCCCCGGTTTCAATGTTTTGCTTAGACTGTATAAAAGAGTTTGCTATTAAATTAACCTGTTCTTTAAGGAATTTACTTTGTTCTTCTCTATACGCGGTAAGAGGCTCTTTTATTACCTCAAAGGATTGTTTGCCTATAGCAGCTAGTTTTTTAAATGCTTCACCTGGTTTTGTAAAATCAATATCTTTTATGCTAAATAGATTAGATAAAAGAGTATTAAAACTTTGGGAAACCTGCTTTACAGCAGCAGACAACCCAACTATATAAGATGTTCCTTTTGCTATATTAAGTTGCCATTCTATTAGTAGCCCATTTAATGAACTTAAACCACCTCCGAAAAAACTAAAGAAATTTTTAAGAGGCGTTAAATCAAAGGATAATGCTAGCTGTTTCATGGAATTATAAATAGTTTTAACACCATTTAAAATAATTGTAAATCCATTCCCTAAAGCATTTGTTAATTTGCTCCAGTCTATATTTAAGGCTACTATAATAGCTACTAACGCGCCTAATGCAACTACTAGCGCGCCTATAGGATTAGCCGCTATCGTTGCACTAAACGCAATAAATGCACCTTTTAAGGTGGCAAAAGCAGTTATAATTTTTGGTATGACATTTGTTGATAGCGCAGTAAATGCAGTCATGAGACCCGGTATAACGTTAGTAGCCATAAAGCCTACCGTAATTAGCAGCGGACCTAAAACAGCCGCAAGGCCAGCGATTACCACTATTATTTTTTTAGTGACCGTGGATAGCTCGCTAAATTTGCCAGCAAGCATGCCCACAAAATTTGCTAACTTATTAATAGCCGGTGCAAGAAGCTTACCTATTTCTATAGCCGCACCTTCTAAGGCGCTTTTGAGTCTATCTAAAGACCCAGCTGTGGTATTGCTCATGATGTCGGCCATTCTCTTTGCAGATCCAGCAGCGGCGTCGTAAGAAATTGTCAAGGCGTTTGCCTTTTCCTGGTTGTCTGCAAGAACGGCTGCAACCGTTGCGCCCCTGGTACCGAATAAATTTAAGGCAGTTACGTTTTTGTCTGCACTATTTTTGATAAGGTCTAAAGCGCCCTTAAGTGTAATTCCTTGTTTTGCAGTTTCTAAAAATATGTTACGTAGTGCAGTACCTGCCGTACTGGCGTCAATGTTAGCGTCTACAAGTACCGATAACATTGCGGTGGTTTCTTCAAGACTCACACCCGCGTTTTTAGCTACTGGTGCAACAGCTGCCATGGCTGTGCTAAACTTATCTAAATCTAACGCACTGCTAGAAAATGACAACGCCATTACATCTGTAACGCGACCCGCATCTTTAACATCTAAACCAAAACCTCTTATAGTACCAGCTGCAATGGTTGCACTGGCCGCTAAATCTTCACCAGTTGCAATCGCTAAATCGAGCGTGGCGGCTGTAGCATCTACTATTTCTTCTGGTTTAAAACCTAGCTTAGAAAAAGCAAGCTGTAAACCTGCAACCTCAGAGGCGGTGAATTTAGTAGTTCTACCTAGCTCCATTGCATTATCACTAAGCAGTTTAAACTGCGTTACCGTAGCGCCAGATACCGCACGTACTTGCGCGAGTGATCGCTCTAGTGTTATAAATGTTGTTGCACTTATAGTGCCTAGTGCAACCAGCGGTGCTGTCAAGCCTATACTTAAAGACTTGCCGGTCTTTGTAAATTCCTTGCCCACACTTTTCATGCTGCGCTCCGCATTTTGCATTTGCGATGAGAACTGCGCCAGGTCAGCAAGAAACTTAATATTAATGCTTGCTAAATTTGCCATTTATTGTTCTTTTTTACGGTCTATTTTTTCCCATAAACGGGCTGCGTGTTCTTTCTTTTGGTCTGGTGTGAGGCTGCTTTTACTTACTGCCTGTATGTCCCAGGGAAAAGGCCATGAATCTTGTAGAGATTTCTGGTCTTTTTTTGCTAGATGTGGCAGCAGGTTACTCCACACTACATAGCGGTTTTGTTCCATTTGAAACTTGTATTGTTCGCTTTCGCGAAAGCGAACACCTTGTAAATAATTATAAAATTGCCGTGGTGTGTACTCGTACAACCGGTGCAATGGCAACCGTATCTCGCCGCTTAACTGTTCTAACCTATCCCAGGTTAAGGTTTCTTGTTCCGTTTTTTGCGCGGTGCTGTCACCGGTTGCGGGTTCTTTTTTTTTGCAGTTTCCTGCGGCATGCTGGCTGCAAATTCCTGCACGATACTACCTACCAGTTCCATGTTTACAAAAAGCGCGTCAGCCACGTCATTGCTGTCAAATGCTACCTTATTACCTGCTGCAACGATGCTTGCAAAAACAAGGTCAGAAAGTGTGTCCATGGTTGCGGCACTTAAAGAGCCATTTCCTAATTCACCTATGACCCCAAGTTTTGCAAAAACGTCCTGTAGGTTGTCCATTTTCCACAAGCTGCTTAATGCTCTTAGCGATGCATAGCCAAATCTAAGCGGGTAATCCACGCCATTTATCTCGATACTAATTGTGCTGGTCCCGTTCATTATGCTACTGTAAATTTCTCGATAATACCAGAACCACGTAAGCTGATAGACGCTGTAGCATCTTCCTCGTTAGGTGCATTCATTTCTAGAGATTCAACAAAACACTTGCCTTTGTAGCCCGTTGTGCCTGTAGTATCTAGTACAAACTCAATGTCTAGTGCCACGTCTGCATCGTACTTATCGAACAATTCAGAAAATGCCAGTGCGGTGGTTACACCAGCAGGTAATGCCTGAACCGCTAGTGCGCTACAAGAAGCTGAAAAGCTCTTAACGCCAGGCGCTACTTCTATACCGTCCGTGTCCTTAGTGCTGCGCTCTTTAAACTCACGTGATAAGCTAATAGATGCCTCAGTGCTGTGAAAGACGGTCTTGCCGTCTAGTGATATTCTTAATAATGAACCGTCGTAAATCATGTTATGTAATTTTAATGTTAAAGTTTAAATCTGCATACGAGCGGTCTTGCTCGTCTGTATAAAATGTATCGCCGTTTGTAAACTGAAAACTGCGTATGTTATTCTTAATGTACGTGCGCAGGTGATCGTAGCCTGTAGCCACGTCATCGTATTTTTTTGCCACAACGGTGAGCGTTAAAATATAATTGCGCAGGCCGTCTTTAGTTGCCTCTGGTTGCTCACTAAGCCTGTAAACCACAAAGGGTGTCTCAGAACTAATGTTTGCCTGCACCGGTTGCACACTCTTAAAAAAGCTTGCTATGGCTGGCGTGGCATTTGCTTCTAAAATAAGCCTGCGTATTTCTTCTGAGTCCTGTCTAAGCATTGCTTAATTTGTCTATTTGTTTTTGCACGTAGCGTGTCACTTTACTCTCTAGTTCTGGCACTATGCGACCTTGCGTCTGGTTGTATGCTCTTTGCATAAACGGGTTTGCTTTTTGCAGCACCGTGCCACCGTGTACCATCGCGCCATACCATCCGTCCCATTTCCCTTTTGTTCTAGGGCCTACATAAATAACCGCTTTGGTTTTGGCTTTACCGGTTATTGTTCCAATACTATCGCGCAGCTGTCCGGGCTGTATTACTTTACGCGCTCGGGAACCACTTATAACGTGCGCTTTTTTACTAACTGGTGCCTGTGATCTAGCTGCACCAACGGTACTCTTTGCTACTTGCCGCTGTATTTTAAGCATCTCATTACGCTTGAGCCTATCGTTTCCTAACAGCTTTATTTTGCGCTGTAGTTCTTCAAACCCTTGTATTTCAGTCTCTAGCTTATTCATAGATCACACAACTTAATTTAAGGAACTTGCGGCGCTGCACTTCGCTTGCATAGCGTACGGTATATTTATCGCCAGCATCCGTAATGTTAAGCGTGATGCGGTTATCCCAGGCTACGGTATTAAACCTGACAATGTACTCGCGGGTGTTTGTATAGATCACTTTTTCTGAGTCATCATTTAAACCACCAGCCTTGTCTATAATCTTTGCCCAGACCTTGCCTATTAATACATCAGTCTCAAGCAGCTCACCTGTAGCACTTGTTACGGCCGTTCTATAAGACAGCTCTATTTGTCTGTCCATCTCACCGATATAAGGTTGCTCGTTTCTAGGCATGATTACTGCTTATAAGGTCTCATTAATGCATACACGGCACGTTCTGTACCTGGTATATTTCTATCTTCGCGGTAGGTATCACTATCACCTATAAGCAAACGCACCGCCTTTTTAACGTCTGCCGGTATGGTTGCGGTCCCGCAAGTACCTTTAATGAGTATAAATGTATCTTCAAACATCTCAGGAAAAACACCTTTAACGTAAATCAAAGATTCATGCCTGGTTATGTAGCTGCTTAATCTGTAGCTGGTCTCTGGCAAGGTTGTTAAATCGTTTTCGCGATTATAATACTGAATGGACGCAATGGTAATCACCTTGTAAAACGGTATGATGAGCTTGTCTTTAATCTCCGATACCGTAAGCTCAAAAGCACGAGTTCCTAAAATAACACCGCTCAAATTTTCTACTTGCGTTATTGCGCTATCAATCATGGTCTGCACCTCGTCAATGGTTACCTGGTCTATTTCTAGCGCACCTGTGCTGTCATAAGCATCTAACCTAAGATGTTTAAGCGCTTGCTGCATGGTGCAGTACACGTCGGAATTTAGTGAGTCGATTGCGTAATCCATGATTTTTAAGCTTTAACGGCGCACTTTGCGTCTATGATTTCTTGCGCTAGTTTTGCGTCTAGATCTATAGTCTGGCCTATGTTATAGGGCAGGCTAAACAAACCAGCTACGTGATCTGTGATTTTAATTTTTAAGGTGCTACTGGCTTTCTTTTGCTTTTTTGTAGTGCCTGTTACAGGAACTTCTGCTGTTGATTTAGTTGTCTTATCTGACATGATTTTATAATTTATAGGGTTAACTAATGAACTGGTCATAGGGCGCTACTTTATTCACGCCCCAGGAACCAACCCAATTAAAACTTAAATTCCTCTTATGAAGGCGTTTTTTGCAAATGCTGTAGGCTTTGCGATTGCAACATCTGCATACAGGTTTGCGACGAGGCGCACACTGTCAGCAGCAAGCTCAGTATAGGGATCTACTGCGATGCTCATTGCACCCCACTGTCCCACAAACAACTGCGAAAAGTCACCGTAAATTAATGGGTACACAGCGGTGCCGCCAGCGTCTAGTGTAGGCACTAGGTTTGTGCTGACATAGCGGTAACCCATTAACTGGTCTATAAGCTCCAGCAAGAAACGGCCAGAGCCTGCATCTTTTTTAATAGTCATTAAAGCTGCACGCACTTTAGGGTGCATGAGCCAGCCTCGTGAAACGTCAGAGGCGTCTGCACTGTCTACTAGAGACTCGAGCTGCACTAACAGATCATGTGTAGCGACTGCCGCTGCGCTGCTGCTGCCTGTTAAAACACCTGTGGTATTTAAAATACCAGTAGGTGCAACGCCACCACCACCGTTTATAGCTGCACCATTAAGGATGCGGCTACCTGCCTGACCTAACAGGTTGCGTACATATTCCTCAACACCTACACTGGCCTGATTAATCAAGCTGTTTGTAATGGATGCACTTGCTGCGGCTCTTTTTGCCGACAGGCTAGGACCTACAAACTTTTGTTTTTGTCCAGTAACACTGGCGCCCTCTGCAAGCCATTCCATGTTAAAGTTGTTGGCATTAGGCAATGGAACATCACCCGCAGACAAGCCGCTAAAAAAGGTCGCGCCCAATTCCTCTACAAACAATTTAGGCATAAATGGGTCCTGCAAAACAGGAGCATTTGCAGTAACCAACTGGCCACCATACTCACCAGCATCTTGTGTTACTGTGTGCTGTGTTGCTCTGGTCACACCTAAAGGTATAACGATGGCTGCGCTGTCTGGTGTGGTCACACCCGCTGCGCGGTTTTCTGCACGTCCTATGGCGTCCAGTTCAGCCTCTGCACCGGTTAATTCTTTACCAGATAGACGGGAACGTATTGCGGCAATAATAGACGCTTTGCCATGTATTGCTGCTTTTTCGGCAGCTTCACCACGGTTTGCGCTGCCTGGTATAGTTATACCATCTAATGCAGCTGCACGAGCTTGCGCAGTTTCTACTGCTTGCTCGTCTATAATTTTTGAGTCTAGCGCTTGCACTTGCGTGTCCAGCGTTCTAAACTCGGTTTGCTCAGTTTCCGTAAACTCGCGGTTTTCTGCATTACGTGTGTCGATGAGCGTTTTTTGCGCTGTTACTTTAGCCGCGCGGTCTTGTTGAAGTTGTGCTAACTTTGTCATTTTACTTGTTGTTTAAATTATACATATATGCAGCGTCAAACTCATCGAGCATGGCTGTATTTCTTGTGGTGGTTGGTGGTGTGGTGGTTGCTTTCGCGAAAGCTTCTAAACCCTCATTGTTTCTTTTTATTGCGTCCTTATTGCTAGGCACGGGAACGACAGACCACTCTACCAAGGTCTGGCGCGTGAAGTATACTAAGTCTGGGTTTTCGCCTTTGTCAAAATCACCGCGTGCGGCCTCATGTATTTGCGCACCTACAGACGCGCCTTTAAGCGTGCCATTGTCTAGTTTGCGTTTCACCTTGTCTGCAACCGGGTTACCTATTTCTAAATCTAGAACCGCTATCATTTCTTGATTTTCAAAACGCACGGTAGAGGTCCCTATAACAGCAGCATCTGGGTCAGATGACCATGTCGCATGATTAAGACTCACAATGTTATTTGCGCGGTATGCTTCAAGTTCCCAACCTGACTGGCGAAAAACAGTACCATAGCTATCTGGGCTCTCCGTAGAAATAACAAACTCGTACGAGCGGTTCTCTGGGTCTATAACCTGTGGTGCGCGCACAGTTGCGTAGCGGGTCTGAATGATGTTCTTGTTATCCATTTAAAGATTCTATTTTTGCGTCTACTTGTTCTTGCGTTTGTGCGTTTACTGGCTGGTATGGCTTTTCAAGTCCATCTATAGCCGGTAGATTTTCTAGCCTGCGCACCTCGTTAGGTGCTAGCCAACCAGAGAAAATGCCTTTACTATACCAGTCTGCACGGGACTTAATGTCGGTGCGCAGTAAGATGTTGTTGTTAAATCTTGTAAAATACTGTTCTGCTTTTTCGGCTGGTGTGAATAGTTTGCGGTCGCATTCTTGTTCTAGTTTAAGCTGCCACGGCATCACGCAGTCTTGCTGGTGCTCAATACCTAAATATTCTAGAGATGAGTAGTTTGCATTACTCATGTCCTTAATTTTGTGAGGTGCAATATTTAGAAAGCGGGATATTTCTATAACACCATTTTTCATGGTGTCCAATATCTTGAGCTCGTCCGGTGTTAAACTTATGCGCTGGTATTTTAAGCCATCGTCTAGAACTGCGGTGTTATGCTTGTGGCCAGCGTTCATGTGCTCATTAAACTTAGTTGATATAACCTTTTTATTTTCGAGTTTAATTTGTGATTCTGTACTAAGAACACCAGAACTTATCGCCTTATTATCATAACTCTTACCCGCAAAGTCTTGCGCATTTATAGAGATGCCTAGAGACGCTGCCATGTATTTTACAACGCTTATACCTCTTAAACCCTCGTCAGAAAAGCCCATGATATGAATCATGCTGCTGGCTGGTATGGGTAGCGTGTAACCTTTTACCGTGTAGTATAATTGGTTTTGATATTTCTTTACGTCAGTAACTTCGTCAAACGGTGTGTACACCAGCTCGACCGGGACGCCAGCGTTGTTAGTAACAATGACCGCGAAGCCATCGCCTTTTATAATAGCCGACTGTATGAGCATTTTACGAAATGTAAAGCTGGTCATGAGCGGTGAAGGCTCTTTGTGCAATAGCATGTCTACTGGGTGTTCGCTCACACGCTCTACCTGATTGCCTACGTTTCTAAATACTTTAAATGGGGTCTTTGCAATGTCGTTAGATATCTGATCTACGGCATTATAGAATGCCCCTACGGTAAGTGCTGTGCTTTGGTTTACACTAATTCTACCAGGTGCGCCCATATTAAACAAGCCGCCAAAGATACCAGACGAGTCAACGCTGGCAGCTCTAACGGCTGTAGGGTTTTTTATGAAAGCGGCACCTAGTATCATAGTTTCTATTATGAAAAGAGATACAAAGATTAAATACTAGGTAAGATAAAATAGGGATGAGTTTTCCTTTTGTTTTTTTTAGGTGGTTAAAGTTTCACATATCAGATGTTGTATTCCATTAAAACGAGAATACAACAAGGTGTATAGGTAATTATTACCCTTTCTTCACTATTTTATAGCCAAGTTCGTGCAAATCTTCAAGCAAACCAACGGTCATTGTTGTCTTTGGGGTTTTTTCAAAAAACTCATACCCTCTTTCTTTAATTATGTGCAGTAGTACATTTTGCTCTTCAGCATTTGCACCTCCAAATATTTCTTCAATCTCTTTCATATTTCAATTATTTAGTTAAATCGGGTAAAAACTACCCATACACAATACGTTATAAGAAATAAAAAACACTAGCTTTTGTGCTTCTTATTAGCTTTTCTTTCTTTAGCACGTCTTTCACGTCTGGTTTCTTTTCCGCTTTTAAAATCCCAAGCAATTAGCGGTATTTCTGGCGGTGCTGTAATTTTAATGATTTTATCTTCTTCAATTATTTCGTGTATTGTTTTACCTTTCTTTTCAGTAACAGCCATAATTGCAGACGTTAAAGCTGTTTTGCCATGACCAATGTGTCCTATAATTCCTATTTCTGCTTTCATAATCCGTGTTTTTTACATTCTTATAACCGCACCTAAATCGCAAATGGCTGAAAAAGCCATCAGCGTTTAGCTGCAAACCGTTAGCTACAAGCTCAATTATGTTCAGTAATTTTAAAATGCCTTAGATATTTATCATTAGGGTCAACTTCATGAGGCATTACTGCGCTATATCTAAATAAGTACTGAATACACAATGCAAGTTCATAAGTTGTTATATCTTCTTTCGGTTGCCATTCCATTTGCAAAGGCATCCGTTTGTTATAGCCACTGCCTAACACTGTATAAAATTCATTGCTTTTTTCTTCTATGTCACTATTTTCTTTACTCATAATTTATTTTATTTTGATTAAGTTAATTGCTAATTTAAGGAAGCAACGAAACCTTATACTTTAACGTTACCTACTATTTGAAGGAATGTAACTTGATACATTTTGCCCACAGCATTTACAAGGTTCGCTATGGTACAAAACAGCACCACAATCGCAAGGATGATTTTCTAAATTGTAGCGTATAGAACCCGCATAAGTCCAAGTATGACCATTTGTGCATCTTGGATTTGTAGTGCTAAAACTGCCAATAGTAAAGGCAGGTAACAACGGCGTTGTGATATTACCTACTTCGGGATTCCCTGAATTATTTTTATTTTCTATTTTCATTTGTCTTTAATTGAAAAATTAGTGTGTGTTTGTTCGGCAACATCACAAATCCGCAATCCGTTATGCCCTAGCACTTGTTAGATTAACGAACGCCAGGTATAAGCCTGTGCAGAGTGTGGTGATTATTAAGACTGTTACGATTAACTGGCGCTGCCAGTGTGCGGCTATCCAGTACCAGTCTAGTAACAGGCTTATAAGACTGGCTAGTGTTATGGTTATGACGAGCAGTATGCATGCGTTTTTTATGTTTTTCATTTAGATTTTTTTAAGAAGTTGGTTAGGTGTGTGCGAAAGCCCCGGTGCGTTTCAAATTTAAACTCACCAAAAAGATCAAGGCACTCGTCGTTAATTGCGTTAAATGCCTCTATGGTTGTGCGGCTTTGTGGTAGTTGCTTAAAATATGCCTGTGTGAAACCTGCATGTGTAGCAAGCTGACATGCTCGCTGGTACTTGTGGTAGGGTATGTCTGTATGGTTTTGCATGGGTTGGTTATTTTGAGATTTGTATGCTTGCGTAATAATGCAGCCCGTGCATAGAGCTAATAGGTTTTTCTGGTAGCAGTGTGCATAGCGATTTTAAGCGGTGCTCTAGCTTTTTGCATTGTGCTGCAAATGCTGGATAGGTATCTATTTGCGATTCAATTTGTCTAATACTATTTATGATTGTAGAGTGATCGCAGTTGCGTTTTAACGATTGTTCAAAATCTCGTATATCGTATAAAATGTAGTTGCCAGATTTATAAGTAAGCCATCTAAATAGGTGACGGGCTTGTGCTATAGGAAGTTTTCTCGAAATAGAAAAAATAACATCTTTATCTAGTCCTGTAAATTCACAAACGATGTCTAGTGCGTGGTCCATGGGCTGTTTGGTTTTCATTAAAAGCATATATTTTGTGGATCATTGTAAGAACTTGACCGGTTTTCTACAGGCGTCATGGTACCGCCTATGCCCATGACTATAGCGATAAGGCCGTCTATACGGCGGGTGCTGCGTGATTTGTCTAGTCGTAGGTTTTCGTTTGGGTCCTGTATTGTGATGAGGCCGCCTACCTGCCAGCGCAATAATGCATTACCGCCGTGTACGAGTTTGCCCTCTATAACTAATGCCTCAAATTGCTTAGTGGGCGCGGTGTAGTTAATGATGTTTTGGGTGAACTCGCGCACGTTAACGCCGTTGTTTATGAGGTTGTTTTTGATAGCATCTGCATTGTAACGGTCTATTTCTAGAACGGATGCGTTGTATTTTGTATACCATTGCAACGCTAGTTTTTCTACTTCATTATAGTCTATGGTGGCGCCTGGTGTCGCTATTAAAAAACCTTGTTCTACAAATGACTGATAAGGCACTCCGTCCTCTTTTGCTCTTAATGCAATAGTTTTCGATGGGCAAAAATGCATAACGCGTGTCATAACGATGCCCTGTGGGCATGGATTTGAAACTACTGAAAGTGCAGTAAGGTCTTTGCGTGTAGATAAATCTAATGCCATAGAGCAGCCGTAGTCCGTAAAATAACTGTCGTCTATAGGCTGTGCATTGTGGCCACGCATCCATTCATCGTCTGTAAGCCAGGACTCCATCGCATGTACCCATTTGTTTAAATGCTTTGTGAGAAAGTTGTTTATTTTGCTGGGTTGATTCAGCGCTTTTGTGAACTCAGTGCGCAGGTTTTTAATGTCCAGACCATTACCTAGCAGCGGGTTTGCCTTGTACCAGTTAGCCTCATCTTGCCAGTCGTCGTCATCGTCTAGGTCGTGTATCATAATCCATGTATGTTCGTCTTTTTTTATTCCTTTTAAAATTTCGATACATACCTGCTCATAGTCATAACAGACAGAGCCTATCATTGCGCCTGCGGTTGTGATGTGGTAGGTAATAGGCTGCGATCGCATCACGCTTGAGCTTTCTAGATTTTCTTTTACAGTGTCATCGCGGTGCGCGTGGTACTCGTCTATGATGCTCAAGTGTGCAGATATACCGTCTTGCGTGCGGCTGTCTTTAGAGAGCGCCATCATCTTACTGCCTAATGGCGGGAATAATATCTTATTTTGCAGGCACTCAAATTT